CAGGCCACCGCCATTGCCGGCCACCCAAGTGCCATTGATGTTCTTGGTGAGGGTGCTGGCCGTGGATGCGAACTTGCTCAGCGCCTTCACCGTGAAGGCGGTAATATCCAGATGCGTCAGCGGATTTGATCCGTTGGGGCTGGCGATGCCGCCCTGAACGAAATCCGGTCCTAGCAGCGGAGCAAGCCAAGTGCTGAGAGCGGTCAGCGTGAGGCTCTTTGTGTCGCCAGCTACACTATCCCAAATCCCCATCTTGTCGGCGCCGGTCGGCGCAGTCTTTGCCGTCGCGGCATTGATCGCCGTGCCCAGGCCGCTGAAAGTCACGGCATTGGTTGCCGTGTCGAGCACCAACAGCAAGACGTCGTCGGATCCGTCATAAAGATAGAGCTTCAACTGTCCGGCCGTGGCCGTCGATATCCAGATAGTCCCAGCCACAGCATAGGACGGCCGCGAGGCGCCGGAATGAGCGCTCACGGCGGCCTTGAAATTATCGTCGATCCGCGACGCCATAGCTGATGGCGTCGCGGGTCCAGTTGTCGGAACACTAAAGGTGGTTGCTTGCGTCATTGAACGTATCCATAGCCCTTTGCTACGTAGTCGAAGGTGCGCGCGACCGGCGAGCCCGATGCGTTGCGGAATATTATTGTGAAGCCAGAGGCGGTTTTTCCGGTGATCTGGTAATAGTCGCCGGTCTGCATGTTTTGCGCCGTGATCGCGACGCCGCTCAGGACGTGGTAAGAAGGCGAGAAGTTGATCGTTCGCCCTGACGTCGTGACCAACAGGTCGTTCTCGGCAATGACGCGGTCCGGCATGTCGACTGTCACGCTTAAAGCTTCGACCACCGGCGTCACATCGAACTGGAGCGACAGAAGACGCGCTCTGAAACGGTATGCCCGGGCCGACACATCGGCAGTCGTAAGCTCGGCCCAGTCAGTCCACGTTGGCGACCCGGCCGGGTTGTCGTTGGTCAAGGAAACCTCGACGCGCACATTCCACAAGGAGTCGGACGCTAGGCCGAAGTACTCCGGAACGCCGAACCAGTCGGAACGTGTAAACAGGTCAAGGCTTGCAACTTCACCAAAGGCGCTGAGGCTGGCCGAGACACGCGACGTGTAGACGGCGCCGAGATCGACGATGTCGGCAAACTCGTATGTCCCTTCCGCCTGGAAGCCTCCGATCGACAGAAAGAAGTCGTCAACCGAGAACCAATCGACGAGCTCGAAGATATCCGACGCCGTATCAAGCCGCAGTGCACCCCCAGCTGCCACAACATTGGTCTTGCTTCCCGTGAACCCTGGATCTTCTTGCAATGCCTCGACAGCGTTGAAGGCGGTCAGTGGATTGACCGTGCTAACCACCAGCGCCGCATTGTCCGACATCAGGCCGGCATAGTTCACCGCCTTGATCAGGTAGGTGCCGACCATCGCCGGAACCTGCGCCTGCGAGCCAACCACGTTGGTCCGCAGCTGTGAGGCCGTCTGCCACGTCGCCCCTGTGACCGCCGGCGAAAACCGGATCTCGCAGTGAGAGAGGGCCTGATCGACCTGCAGCGTCCATTGCAGCATCGCCACATCGCCGCTGATGGCGACCCGGAAATCTTCGACATCCGCCGGATTCGAAGCAAAGATGGCGCAGACGAAGGACGCAGTCAGAAAGCCGGATAGCTCGCCGTTCGCGAAGACAGCACGGATGCGAACGTCGTAGACGCCCGTCGCGAGATCCACGAGACGGATGGCCGGCGCGCTGACGCTCGACGTGGTGATCCATTGGCTGTCGCCGTTCGCCCGATACTGCACGATATACGAGGCAGCAGCACCAGCATCCGGCGCCTGCCAGGCCAAGTCGATGGCCGATGTAGCCGGTGACGTGGTCCAGACAGTCTCGAGATAGGAAAAGCCTGTCGGGGCCGATGCGCGATAATCCGGAACCGGCGCAATGCCTGTCTCGAACTCCGGGATCGTGCCGGTGTCGGCAGTGAGGATCGCCGGAGCGTCGTCAACGAGCTCAATGCGAGCAGACAGATCCTGCCGCGCCGAGATGCTCTTGACGCGAAGCACGACGCTTTCGAAGCCGTTCTCGCCAAACAGAGCAAGATCGCCAGTTGCCGGCAGCTCACCCGCGTCTGAAAAAAAGAAGCTCCTGAACTCGCCATCGACGCCTGTGACCTGGCGCACCAACGTCGAGCCGTCATTCAGGCGGAACCGCATGGAATAGGTCTTGCCGGCCTCCATGCGCAACGTGTCATCAAGGACGACACCATCAGGCGACGAAGTCACCGACCGCACCCTCGCCGACCCAGCGCCCCACAAGACGACGTCATGGTTGACGCGGACACGATCGCCTCGCGTGCAAACGAGGTTTTCAAAGTCGGTATCGAGCGAATAGGTCTCTCGCTGCAGCCGAAGCTGGGCGAGATGGTAACGACCGTGTTTCCAGATCAAGTCCTTGTCCGTGACGCCGGAAAAGTCGAGACCCTCGAATTTGGTGGCGTTGGCTTCCGTGTATCCGTCGTCATAGACGACGCGCTCGTCGTTCAGGTAGCCGTTGTCACGGTTGATGAAGCTGACGCGGAAGCCATGCGGCATGTCGCCATAGGCGCGCGTGGACGAGAAGTTTGCCGAATTCCGCGGCGAGAAGTGCTGGACGATCGGCGAATCCGCGATATCCCAGACGACACCCCACCGCCCATCGCGAAACGATACAGCGGCGCGGCCGGCGGCAGCAATCTCGGTGAGCCGGTCATAAACCGACTTCTGATCGTTCGCCACAAGGTCGAAAGTGAACCCTTTGGCCGCGCAGTAGTCATGCCATTCCTGAAGGCTATCGAGGTCGATCGATGCACCATCAACAGGTCGCGCATTCCCGTTACCCTGCAGCACCTGCCTGAAGTGATCGGCTGGATTGCGGGTGACTTGGCCAGAAGACCATGTCGTGCCGTTCCATGCCCTGATCTTCGGGCTGGCGATGCAATTGAGCGTGTTGACCGTGCCGTTGAGCTGGCCGGTTGCCCTGATCCGCATTGCGATTAGCGTCAGCGGCTTCGTGAAGCTGATGACCGGCTCGTTGCGTCGGCCGCGTACGGCCGTCCAATAGACGGTCTCGGCTACGTTGTCTTTGCCGCTGTAATCGGGCGAGGACTTGCTGAGCCGAACATCATATTTGCCACGAGCGACAGCCTTGCTCAGCGTCCGCCGGATTGCCTGCGGCGAATTTGCCGTCAGATCAAAGGTGCCAAGCGCGATCCAAGTGCTGGCGCTGGAGAGCTTGTACTGAACGTCAACGGTGACCGTGTAGTTGACGCGCGAACCATCTTTTGCCTTGAGCCGGTAGATGCCATTTGGCGCGCCGACGTCGACCGAGATCTCGTCGACATTATCTGCAGTGGTTCGCTGCACCCATCCAGTCGGCCCATCCAGCTCAACGGAGACATCCTCCTGATAGACTGGCTTGGTGTAGAGGGTAACAGGCGTGACTGTGTGGTCTTCGATGATCTCGTAGCGGACATCCTCGAACTTGGAGATATCCGTTTCGCCGATCTTCAGGTCGGAAATGGCGATCGGCCCATAGCCGACGACGAAGAGCATGCGCAGATACTGGTCGTCGCCAACCAGCTCAGTATAGGCGCCAGCTGCGTACGGCGGGGAGATCCGGTGCGTGCCGAAGATCTCGGGGATTGCGCCGTATTGCGCGGCTTGGTTCTGTGCGCCGCCGATCGAGTAAAGCGTTGTGGTGTTGGGCAGCGACGAAGGCTTCGCTACCGGGAACAGTGCGTTGATCGCAAGTGTGCCAGCAAGCGAAATACCGGCACCGATCAGGCCGGTGGCAATCGCTCCTGCGGTGGTGCCTGCCAAGCCCGGCAGCAAAGCTCCCGCCAACCATGGTGCAAATACAGCTGCCGCGAGTGCCACAACAAGGCCAGCAATCGCACGCAGCGCACCCTTGCCCGGCACCTTAACGATAGTGACGGAGACCCCCGGCTTCACGCGCACGCGCGCCCAGTTCTTTGGCTCGATGGCGTGGCCGCCGATGGTGACATACAGGCGAACAGGTTCCAGCCCGCAGGAGGAGATGATTTCGTCAATCGTCAGGCAGGCCGGAACTTCGAAATGCTCGCGCTGCTCACGAAGAGGAGAACGACGCAGATAGACGTCCACCATCTCGTTCGGCCCGATGATCTGGGGCGTCACGTTTCGGGCTATCAACATGGATTGTCCTGTAGAACCCGGTGATCCGGTCGCGCCATCGCACGTCGGCCATCCGTTCAATTTGAGAGGGGTGCGGCCCTTCCGAGTGCAGCATGCGCCCGGCGCCGACGAATACCCCGACGTGGCTGTCGTGCCGGCCGGCACGCATCAGGACGCAATCGCCCATGGCAGGAGTTTCGACTTTAACCCAATCGCGCTCGCGTTCCGCTTTCATCAGCGGCCCGATATCGCGGCGGTCAAACCGCCTTGCCTCCATCTCGGCGACATAAGTGGGCACCAGAATGCCAAGAACGTCGCGGTAGTAGAGGTAGAGGACACCCCAGCAGTCCGCCCCATCGTAGCCTCGCCCGTGCGGGACGTAAGGGATCCCGATAAAGCGTTCCATCAGAACAGTCCTGGGAATGCACCTGGCGTGAACTGGCCAGCCGGATGTGGCTCATTGATCAAAGCATCGGCCACGAGCGTGGCCGTAATTGTGTGATCGCCAATCGTGACATCCGACATCTGCAGCGCCGGCATGGTGATTTCGACGGTATCGAGATCAGACGCCAAGACGATCTCCATCATGACGCTGGCTGGCGTGGCGAAGCTGCGCAGGACTGCCACGAGCGATCGGTCGATGTTGTCCATCGTCAGCTGCACGCGGGGCGGAGTGTCGCCGCGATCATCCGGAAGCGTGAATTCAAAGGGCAGGTATAGGTACTGCTGGCCGCGGCTATCCGTCCCGTAGACCAGAGGCTCCTCCGAGAGGCGCGTCGTGGCGTCGCTGGACAAATAGATCGGATCTTCAAGATCCTCGTGCGTCACCGTCAGCAGACAGATCGGCACCTCTCCGGTCTCTTGCGCGAAAGCTGCGCCAAGAAAGTTTGGGGATACTTCCCGGCTCATGGCAGCACCTCGAGCGCAAATGAAACTTGCCATGAGTTGCCATCGAGCGATGCCTTCGGTGGCTCCTTGATGCGCACAAGCAAATCTGCGCTGCCGAGCCTGTCAGGGAACCAGAACGCCTGCGCGCCGTCGCTGATGACATCGGAAATAAAGCTCAGAAACGAACGATATTGACCATAGGTCATGATCATCGTTCCGTTCTGGTCCCAAACGTTGGACGTGGTTCGTCGACGGGCCTTTGCAGGCCCGATCGATGTTTCGGAATATATGACGTTGTTGGGCCGAGTTTCCTGATAAGAGGAAAGCGTAAATCCCTTCGGCAGGTCATGTGGCCAGAAAGCCGTCATCGTCTCGCCAATCCACTTTGAAGGCCAAATTGCGCCTGCACCGCCCCGCGGGACCGTGAACCTGGCGTTGACATCTTGTCGGCAACCATGTCGTCGATGACCATTTCAATGGTCTGACCAGAGGTCGTGTTTCGCTTCGTCTGCGAAACCTTAGAGCCGTTGTTGTTGATGATCTTAACCTCGACGTTCGCGCCGGATGCGGTCCCACGTCCCGCTGATGATGGGTTCAGCCTCGGAGCGACAACGCCGCCCACTGCGAAGTGGCCGATCGTACCGCTGTTGATGGCATCCAAGAGCCGCCGATGCCTTCTCGTGGATGCTGCGTTGATGACGTACTCACCGTTGGAGAGCATCGCCGGTACGCTGTCGCTCGTCGGTCCGCCAGGGCCGGTTACATGGCCGCCATCGGCAAGCCCGAGGAATGCGCTGAACGTGGTGTTGGGCTTAAATGCCGGACTGAATAGCCACGACAAATCGAATCCGCCACTGCCGGAGAGCTGCCCCCAACCTCCGCCGCCGCCCATTGAACTAAGGCTGCTGCCTAAGTTGTTCAGTCCGCTGCCGAACTGGCCAAGGCCCTGCGTTGCATCGGTCGCCGATCCGGCCACCTTGCCTAGCGATGTAGCAGATTCAGTCGCACGGCGCGCCTGAACTTGCATGGCATTGACCCACTCCTTGCCGACGCCGTCTCTGAGATTGCCCGAAAGCATCTCGACTTGCTGTTGACCGCCAGAAAAACGTGTCGCGCCCGTTGCAAAGCCGACGTGACCGCCAGCCTGGTTGGCCCCTAGCCCGCGATTCTGCACCAGCACGTCGCCGCGCAGGATCTGGCTTGGGTCAACCTTCGTGCCCCAATCGAGGAAGCTGTTTGCTACCTGCGAACCGCTGCCCTTGATGCCGACCTGCTCGAGCGAGGAGTTGACGAATGCCGCGCACCACTTGGTTTGCGCCGCATTGAGATCAACACCGCCCTGCTTGAGGAAGGAGTTGATGGACGACGTGTTCGTGTTCTCGTTGGCGCCGAAAAGCGTGAAAGCCTTATCGACCGCCGAACCCGCGCTAGAAATGACAGCCTTGCTTGCCGCCGCGCTTGCGCTTGCTGTGGAGTTGCCGCCAATAGATCCCGTAATCGCGCCACTGATGCCGTTCGCCGCGCCACCGCCCCGCCCTGTTACACTCCCGATGATCCCATTAATGATCTGATCAAAGAGTTTGTCCCAGAGCTTTGATACTTGGTTCAGAATCGCACTCTGGATGGCGTCGGCAAAGGCCTTGCCGATATCACCGCCATTGTTAAGCAGGGCGTTCTTGAAATCGGTTGCGAACGAGTGGAGGTCGTCACGCAGTTCGCCAGTTTTGATAGACTGCCTGATCTGCCCAGCCTCTTGGCTGTTGAGATCTTCCGGCAGGCCGTATTGGCGTAGTGTCGTGGTGACCTTCTGGTCTTCTTTCGACAACGAGTCATATCGCATGTCGTTAAGCAGATCCTGCGAGAGCTTCGCCTTTGAGAGCGTCTCGGAATATTGCTTGTAAAGATCAACCTTCTTCTGAATTTCGGCGCGCTGCGCGTCAGAAAGTGACCTGCCCTTGTCTTCTGCCTGCTGGAAAAGATCCAGAGCAAAGCGCGCGGCATCGGCCTCGATACCATATTTGCCGAGGAGGTCTATTTCCTGCTGGACCTGACCGATGCGGTCATCAGCGGCCTTCTTCAGGTCGCGATAAGCGTTAGCGGCTTTCGTGGCGGCAGTTTCGGCAGTTTTTGCAGCCTTTTCTGCGCCAGGAAGACCCTCAAGCTCAATGTTTGGACGCTTTTCTGGCGTCGGCCCAATCTCCGGCGTCATAAAGCCGGGGTTCTTTATATTGTCGTCACCCGGCTGGGCATTTGTTTCAGTCTTGCCGGTCTGGGGGTTGAAACTCCGCCAGGTGGAAATTGGCAGGTTTCTGGATGCGGCATCGTTGACCTTCCCAACGCTTCCGGCGGCCGTTAGGGCGCTGGCTGAAAGCTTGTCAAAGACGTTTTTGAATTCCGAGATTGCAGGAACGCCGGTACTTTTCAGCGCCGCTGCAAGAGCTGTCTGAACTCTCTCTACGTCTGCCGTTTCCACCTTCCCATCGCGGGCGGCATCGGCGAACTTCTTGAATGCTGTCTCAACGCCCTTGATGATCTCCGGATCTTCGCCAGCAAGGCGCAGATCGGCAACGAAAGCCGCGACAGAAATACGGGTATCCTCGACTTCCTTTCGGACGCTCTCGAGGGTTTTCGTATTAATGATGGCCGCACCCTCTTTGAGGTCTGCGGCATCCTTGGCGCGGGCTAGCTCATTGGCGTATTCGCGCAGGGCCGGGATTACGTCGCCCCATCGCGCCGCGAGATCCTGAATAAGTTGCGCCTGCTCCTTGAGCTTCTCGGCGCTTTGGTCGCCGCCCGTTGCGACAGATTGAAAGTATTGGATAGCAGCGGCGCCGCCGGCTATAAGCCCGATCGTCACCAGGGAAACCGGGCTAACCAAGCTAGTAAAAGCTGCGGCCAGCCCGCCGATTACCTGCTTGCCGTTCCCCATCGTCGCGAGGACCGACGAAAGCTGAGTACCCTGCTGCAGAGCGATCTGCAGCGGGTTCATGCCCATCGCCGAGGTTACGGCAATATCTTGGAACTGCGCTGCGATGTTCGCGGTCTGGAATCCGCCGCCATTACGTTGTGATGGCGTAGCCGCTAAAGCGGCATTGCGCCCCTTGATCGCGGCCGTCGATGCCAGAGCGGCCTGCCGTTCCCGGCTGATGGCTGTGGCCATTTCGTTGGCGGAAATGGCGCCAAGCGCATGCGCCTGTTTGATGTCAGCAACGGCGGTCTTGTACTGATTGATCGTCGCAAACAGCGGCGAATAGCGAGCGCGCAGGCGCTCAAGCTCCTTCCCCTGGTCAGCAAGCGCGCCGGTCCATTCCTTAGCGGCCGTCTTGCCGATACCAACCATACCGTTGATGCGGTTTTGCAGCGTCGACGAAACGGAGTTGTCGATCGACTTGCCGACGGCCGTGAATTGCTTCTGGACGCTGCCGGCCAGCGTGCCCAGATCCTGCTCAATGCGCTTGATGCTGCGGCGAAGCGTGGCCTGATCGGTGCTGATAGAGATAATCAGGTCATCGGTATTGTCAGCCATGCGGAGCGCATCCTAGAATAGAAAAGCCCGCGCTTGGCGGGCTAGGGAGAGTTGCGTGCAGCTGCTGTGCAAGGAGTGCGGACACTACAAACCAGAAAATCAGGTGCAGCTCGGAACTTGCGATGACTGCTTCAAATATGGAGCTCCCAGGCAAGCAAAGCCTGCGACGGAAACTGATGAACGCAGAACTGTCCCTGCGGTCATTCTGACGACGTCGATTGATGTTCCAAACCGCAAGGTAGAGAGCGTGGTATCGATCGTCGCAGCAGAGGCGGCGCTCGGAATGAACATCTTCAGAGATATAGCCAACAATTGGCGTGACTTCGTCGGCGGCAGGGCTAACTCTGCGCAGAAATCATTGCGCGAGGCCCGCCTAGCTTGCCTCGACGAACTCAAGCGGGAAGCGGCCGCGGTCGGCGCCGATGCCGTGATCGCAGTCGATTTGGACTATAATGAGCTCTCGACGTCCGGCAGTGGCGGCATCCTATTCGTGGCGGCAAGCGGCACCGCCGTTAAGCTGGCGCCGATCTAACCGTACTGCGCGACCAATGCCGCCATCTCACTTTCGGTTGGCGCAGCGGTCGATTGCTCCGCGCCTTGCGCTTCGTTGTGGCCATTGATGGCCTCAAAGAATTCCGTCAGCGTCGCAGCCCAGAAATCTACTGGCCGCCATCCCAGCCCCCCGAGGCCAATCCGCAGCCATTGGCGGAAAGGCATCTCTTCATCTGGCTTGTGGTCTATGCCGCCTCGTCGACGGCTTCCACGTTTCCCTCATCACCGTCAAAGTGATGCGCCAGGATAGTAGAAAATGCGGCCGCGCAATCGGGGAAGTGCTTCAGCTTGATTTTCGTGATCGCCTCAAGCGCATTGCCCTTGACCGTCAGAAGCTCAATGCCAGCAAGTGTGGCCGCGGCCTCAACGCCGGACAGCCGCATAAACAGATCGTTCAACGACTTGCACTGCAGCCGTGTCGACACTGCCGATAGGCGACCCATCTCGGCGGCAAGCACAAGCTCGACGCCATCGATGACGAGGCGCGCTTCCCCGCGCGCCTCGTTAACTGCATGCTTGTAGGCGGTTTCAACTACTGTGGCAGCCATGGGTTTCTCCTCTTTAACCACGCTTAGGGTTCGGCCGTGAACGACAGAACGTCAGCGGCGACAAATGTTGCGCTGAATTCCAGGTTCGGCTCGACGTCGCCGCTGAACGAGAAGTCGGTGACCATCCACGAGCCGGTATAAGTGCCGTCGCCAGGCACGATGACCTTTGCATTGAAGGCCTCGGCTGCGCGCACATGGTTCATGAAGATGTCCGATGCTGCGCTGGACACGAAGTTGCCAGAACCGCTGAAGGTGCGGTTCGAGATGCCAGGCCGGCTGGTCTTCTGGACAGGGCCGCCGGGATTGGTGCAGCTCGGGATCGTCGTGTCGATCTCGGATGCGGACATGTTGAAGCTGCGGGTCTTGAGGCCGCAAAGGTTCGTGAAAGTTTCCGTGGGGCTTCCGCCGTCGCCGATCTGAATCAGCAGGAGGCGGCCAAGCTGTTGACCGTCGGCCATGTGCAAGTCTCCGATTTGATGTGGTGGTGAGTGGCCGGCGCGAAAGCTACGGCTTTTCGGTGTAGGCCACGAATTCGATAACCGCGTGGCTGGTCAGCCCGTCAGCATCGCGAAAAGTCCGCGTCTGCCGGTGCATGATTGAGATCAATCGATTGGTCGGCAGAGCGATCGGTGCCAGGTGCAGGCTTTCGACAACAGCGTCGGCAACCTGCTTTACCTCAGGAAATCCGGGCTTCGTCGACCATGCATGAAGCGTCAGATAAACTTGCCCGCCGCTAACGCACGTCGCGTCGTCGCGAATGGTCTGCGCCTCGCCAATGGTGACGTATGGATAGGTCACCGGAGAAGGCGGCTGGTCGTACACCCTGCCCTGCACGAGCAAGGTCAAAGGCGCATCCGCCTTCAAGCGCCCGACAAGGGCACCCTGTAATTCAAGTTCTGCACTGGCCATCGGCTATCCCTTCCCCATGGCCTCGCGCACCGCCTTGTTGACGGCCGCGCGGATCTTGGCGGAAGCCTTCTTCTTGTAAGCTCGCCAAGTTGGGAAGATGTGAGGTTGCGCTGCCGTGCCGGGGTGCATCCCCTTGCCGTTTGCAGCCGCATTTTTCTTACCTAGGACCGTGCCGCCGCCTTTTACAGTGCTGTGCGGCGCGGTCCCGAACTCCAGAAAACGCCAAATGTATTCAGCGAATACGCCGGCGGCTGAGGGATCTTTGGTCTGCGCGATACCGACCGGCTGCTTATTGGGATTGTTGGCGAGGCGCTCGCCGCTGAAGCTCTCGCGATATTCGAGCGTCGCGCCAGCAGGAGCGCGTTCACGCATCAGTTCCGCGGCCTCTTCGGCAGCCTGCAGCTTCGCCTCAGCAGCGTACTTCTCGACGTTCGGCGCCAACTGATTCAGCCGCCGCATAAGCGCGTCGCGCCCTTTTAGCTCTGCCATAATAGCCATCAGGTCGCGACTCCCTGAGTGGCCATGATATCCAGCCAGGCGTTCTTGTTGTCTGGATCGACAGTCGCCGTGATGTTGAAAGATCGACTTTGCTGTCGAGCATCGACAGCGCGCCAAGCTGGCGTCACCGCGCGCGCGTCGGCGCAACTACGGATCCGGATGATGAATGGCTGAACACCGGTGAGCCTCGCCGCAAGCACTGGCTCGCCGCCCTTCAGTGGGATAAGCTCGGCCGCTGCGGTAAACTTCGTTTCCCAGTCACCAGACTGCTCATTTCCGAAGCCATCATCCACGATCGCGCGGCACTGGAAAAGTAACTTTTCGCGCAGTTTGCCCGCGTCGGTCATTCACTGGCCTTTCGGTAGACGTCGCCTTGCCGGCGGCTTTCGCTGCTTTTGCGCATGGTGTGGTCACATTAGCCACGGTGCCCGCCTTATAAGCCAACGTGACGGCGGGCGTAGCCCGCCAGTCATAGTCCGCCAGAAAGCGAACCCAGGGCATTAGAGCGCAACGCCAGGGAACTGGAAGCTCAGCTGCAGAACGCTGGTCGACTTTGCAAGGCCGATCAGCTGGACATATTCGCCGGAACCGACGTCAGCGAGCGGACAAATGCCACCGGGCGTGTCAGAGAGGTAATATGCCGTACCGGCAACGACCGTGCCGCCGATGGTGATGTCGCCCGACTTCTGAAATGCGACGGGCTGGCCGACCGATGCACCGTTAAGGGCAATCGCTTTGGCCTGCCGCGCTTCCGCTGTGGCCGAGTTGCTGTCTGCGAGCATCCAACGATTGGTAGCAGCGGCCAAATAGATCGCTTTCCCGGCCGCGATGGTTTCGCCGGCGATGCCCTGATCGCGCTCAGCGTTGCTGGCTGCCAGGACGTTGGCTGGCGTGATTACGATGTCTGCCATGGAGTTTCTCCTGCGGCCTACGCGCCGCGTCTATAATTGCAAAGCAGTGCGTCGAATGCAGACCATCCGGGCAGCGCGTCGTTCTCGCGCTTCTCGTAGGCTTCAGCGATCCAAAGCAGCATTGCGTGTTTGATGGATGGCGGCAGAGCGACGTAACCGACGACTGCAGTAAGCGTGATGCGCGACCCGTTGCGTGGCACCGGCCACTGCTTGCCGTATGCTGGCTCGATGGAAGCCTCGAGGCCGTCGAACCGTTGCTCGGTATCCCCCGCAACGACGGTCGCGTCTGTGCCGTCTGTGGCCAC